GTGGTCTAATACAGCCGGAAGTAGAACATAGCACGTATCTTGATTGGTTGTCAAGATGAGAAGAGCCTCCGAGACCTAAAAGAAAGGCCGGCGAATTGGGAGGATCTGCCGGCCTTCGCCAGACTGCCTACTCGTACCCATCGGTACCCTGCCTCCTATCCCGCCCTCGGCTTTACGTCTGACATGAAAATTGTATACTAAAGTATACATAGCAGTCAAGTCTGAAATAATGGTAAGTCAGGTGGATGATGAGGGCAGTAACCTTTGACTCCTAGAGAGAAATTACAATTATGGCATAGAGTCCTAAATCCTTCTGGAAAGTTGTTCTTCACTAGCCATTCATAGAATCCTGATCCTACAACTCCGATCTGTTGTCTGTGTTTGTTGCCTCCTCCATCAATATGGTCGATGGCCAAGAATTCTTTATGATCTTCTCCACAACATTCACACTTCCAACCATAGTGATCAAATACAAGTTCTCTATTCCTAATCCTCTTAATTGCTTGCCGTTTCCTCTGAAGGGCTGTGTTTTTATAAATGTATCTTTGTCGTATTTCAGGATGTTCACGACGATGTTTATTCTGTGCTGCATTACGAGTAGCCTTATTCTTGTATGCCATGGCTACAGTCTATCCCAAAAAATCAAGACTGTACAGTATTATTTTCTTTGGGTGGTCTGCCGCGCCCTCTCTTGATTCCAGCCTTTTGCGCCTCGCTTAGGGCATATTTGGCTTTGTATTGAAATACGGCCATCTTTGAGAGACCTGAAAGGCTCATGCCCTTACCCTTGGCATAGGCTTCAAACTCGGCCTTCTGTTCTTCGCTATCGAAGCTGAATCTTACTTCACGGCTCATGGATTACCTCATACTCGGTGGTATTCGAGATACTAACCAGCCAACGACAAGAAGGAATGTAAGATAGGCGGCCGCCCCGCAGAGGGCCCAGAACCAAAGAGGCATCACTTCTTGCCTTTCAGGCTATTGAGGCGGCCTCTCACCAGGGAGACTACCTCTTGCATGGTAGTTCTCTCGCCGTTCTCTAAGCCTTCTTCTCTTAGGAACTCCTCAGCTAGGGAGATCAAGGCCAGGTACTTGTCTCTTCTCACGTTCTTAGTCATTTGTTCATCTTTTCCACGTCGAAGCTGTAACTAACAAGAATGCCAAGGCGTGTGAGCCATTCATCTCTTTTCTCGGTCTCTTTTGGAAGCGGGCCAATGTTCTCTATGAGCCATTGTTTCGGATCTGGGAACTTCATTGCTTATCTCCTTTAGCCCTTAGCTCGTTAACAGCGTCTATGAGTTCGTTGAACTTCTTGACAACCCATGAGTCTGTATGCTCCCAAGTAGCCTCCCATGAAATTTTCTGAATAGGCTTACTCTGTGAGCCACCGGAGCGAGACTTGATGAAGTTTATGATCAGGTTTCTGGATTTTCTCCATCCCTCTCCGAAATATCCAGGCTCGCCATTAGAAAGATTCTCACTTCTAGCAAATGCAAGAATGCTTTCTCGTTCCTTGGCGCGGGCCTCTTCCATCCTTCTTATTACATCTGATGTACCATTTTCATAGCTTTCTCTGCGGGCCTTCTCTATTTCAGCCTCAGCGTCCTTTTTCAGGACAAACATTACATCTCCGTCAAAGTGTGTTATTACGTAGTTAGCACTGAATGATTCTCCGTTCCACTTCACTTCTACGCTCCTAGAAGAAAAAGGCCGCTCTGAGCGGTAAGACTCTCGGCGGCCAACAACGGAGACCCCGTTGACTCACACCACCTTACCATGATGTAGGTCAACCCTTAAGCCAGATGATGTTCATCACCCGGTAGCATCCAGAAGTCTATCAACAACCGTCTCACATTACAAGAACTATTTTCCGTATGTCTTGAAAGTCTACCGGCCGCTTTTCTGTTTTTCTCTATCCGAAAGCTGGATGGTCCTTAAGCCCACCCTTGTTTGCTATCTTACTAGGTTACACCAAAACCATGTCAAGTACCTTTTTCATTCTTAACTGTAGTGATTTTCCTGACAGTCAAAATGACTCAAAGTGTGTCTTTATGACCTAGTGATAACTTAGGGAAGATTTTTCTTGCGTTCTGCACTGGAGTGTGTAAAATGCTAACTATGACAGACCGAGAAGTGCTTAGAGACATGATAGAGATTATGGCAGCTATTGATGGCAAGCACGTTGAAGAAAAGGAGAAAACAATAACGGTACTGCCGGGCGGGCCGAAGTACATCTTTACTACGGCGGGCGAGATCAAGAGCATCATTCGTAATGGCAAGGCTTTCGGCCCAGAGAGTGAGAGGCGGTATGTATCACCTGAGGAAATGAAGGCAGCCAAGAAAGGAAAGAGCAATGACTAAGAAAGTACTGGCATGGCATTTTACTGACGGGATGAAGCTGAGAGACGGTCAGCCGCTAAAAGTAGGAAAGACCTACAAGTACGAGGGCAATCTGAAAATGTGCGTCAGGGGATATCACGCAAGCGTAGACATTCAGGATGCTCTGTGGTTTGCACCGGGATTTCAAGTTTCTCGCGTGGAGTGCAGCGGAGACATGGAGCAGGATGAGCGAAAGCTGGTTTGCCGAAATCGTAAAGTGCTGTGGACGCTGGACGCGAAGAAAATCATTTTAGCGTGGTCGATTCGTGTGGCGACCGATGCTGTGAAGACAACAAAGAAGGTCTGCAATGACAAGGCGTGGAACGCATGGGCTGATTTGTGGATAAGGGGAAAAGATAGAACTTACGTCGCCGCCAACGCCGCCTACTCCGCCGCCAACACCGCCGCCTACTTCGCCTACTCCGCCGCCAACGCCGCCGCCTACGCCTCCGCCGCCGCCTACGCCTCCGCCTCCGCCTACGCCGCCGCCTACGCCTCCGCCACCGCCGCCGCCTACGCCGCCTACGCCGCCGCTTCCGCCGCCAACGCCGCCGATAGAGAAAAGGCAAAGAAAAAGTACGCCGGTTGGCTTGTTACGGCTATTGAGAAGGCAGCCAAGAGGGAGGCGCGAAAATGACAGACAGGGAGAAGTTGAAGCATTGTGCGGGCTGTTATAACGATGACTACAATCACGGTCTTGGTGGTTCTCATAGATGCTGGATGCTGGACTCTATGGAGATCATATGGCGCAAGAAAGTTGCCATGGATCAAGTTCCACCATGGACCCAGAAGGCGCAAAGGTATCCCAAATGCTATAGGAGATCGGGATATGTATTTGTAGGCGCGCATCAGGAGCACTAGATGAACTCTCTTATGCTCTCCTACTCTCAGCGTATGGCTCACTCAATGGCCAAAAGGACAATGGTGACAGTCTGCTGTGTTTGCCATGAAATCTTGAAGATACAAGAGGGGCGCGGGCGGTCGGACGGCTACTGTGTCAAGTGTGCAAAGAAAGCGATAGAGGAGGCAGGGAAGTGATTCACATTACAATGCATGGGTTTGAGAAAGCGGAGGTTTATGTCTACAAGGGCGACGCGACAGGATGGTTTGCAGAGTTGTCTATGATTGATGACGGGTCATCGCAAATACATTTCTTCACTTCTCCCCGCCGCGAGCACAAAGTACAGGCCATCATGGACGCCTTTGACCTGGTGGACAAGATGAAGGCGGCCGTACAGAAGCTGGCAGACGACGAAGGTATGAAAGATCTTCAAGAGAGCGTGGAATCTCTCCCGCGCACTGAGTACACGCTGACAGGGGAAGGTAAAACATGAAGCCTCCTAAAGCAGTCTATCCCTGCCCGGTCTGCGGGTGTGAAGTGGAGATTGAAGAGCCTGACGATGTTGAGGCCGAGTGCGACAACTGCGGTCAGAGGCTGGAGCTTGACCCTGACATCAGCGAAGCGGGCCGCGACAGGTCAAAGTTAGTAGTTGCCGAACCTGACCCTAACGAGCGAGATACCTGCCCTCAGTGCAACGGAAGCGGAGAAGGGATGCACGAGGGAACCAAGTGTTCACGGTGCCACGGTAGCGGGTGTTTACCTAACGACTTTGACCGGGCCAGGGAGGATGAGGAAGAAGGGCGCCGCGAGATGGCAGAGGACATGAGGTACGAGATAGAGCGAGACAAAAGAAAGGAGATGGCATAATGGATGTATCGAAATTGCGGTCGCTGGGGGCTTGCAGTGAGGCGGTCGAGTGGGCATTTGGACAGGCTGACGAAGAAACGGCATGGTCGTTCTGCAAGCGTGGGGACTGGATGTTATGGCTTATCGGTAAAACAGCGGGAGATCCGTGGAGCGACAGCAGAAAACCTCTGGTTCTGGTCGCCTGCGAATGTGCAAGATTTGCGCTGCCATATACGAAAGATCCTCGCGTGCTGAAGTGCATCGAGACCTCCGAGGCGTGGACAAAGGGAGAAGCGACAATAGAGGAAGTAAGGAACGCCGCCGCCAATGCCTACGCCGCCGCCGCCGCCTCCGCCTCCTCCTACGCCGCCGCCACCGCCGCCGCCTACGCCTCCTCCTACGCCGCCGCCACCGCCGCCGCCGCCGCCGCCGACGCCGCCTACGCCTCCTCCAACGCCGCCGCCGCCGACGCCGCCAACACCGCCGCCGCCGACGCCGCCTACGCCGCCGCCGCCGCCGCCAACGCCGCCGACGCCGCCTACGCCGCCGCCTACATCACAGAACGAAAAAAGGTATTGAAGCAGTGTGCAAATATAGTGCGCAAGCATTATACGAAAGCACCGGCCATATAGAGAGACAGGAGGATGGAGAAATGAACGGGAAAGATCTGGCGTTTTCTACTGACGGAGCGAAAGGACTGACGAAGCGGGAGTACTTCGCGGCCATGGCACTACAGGGATACATAGCATCTAGGAATGGTGCATCCGCAAGTATTCTTGCTCAATGTGCCTGTGATTTTGCTGACGCTTTGATTGAGGCTCTGAAATGAACTACATGGATTATCTGGAGAAGATGACCAAGATGGTCTGCGATTCTATGAAGGTCAAGAAGATCGAGTCAAGAGCGAAACCGTTGAACCCGGTATATGACTCCAGTTGCCGGGACAGGCGATTGCCCCAAGGGGATAGGCTGGAGGTAAGCCCCGAGAAGTTGGGAATGGGCGGGACCAGTAGCGATGACTCGATCTCTTTTTTGAATGATGAAGACTTGGAAGTGATGTACCAGGAATACAAAGAGAAGCAAGGAGGAAGGATATGACAGCTATTTTGAAGTGCACGTGTGATGATGAGTACATGGATAAAAAATACGGTAAGGGTATGAGGGTTCATAACGGAACCGCGAAGGGATGGCGATGTGCTAAGTGTGGAAAGGAGAAGGTAAAGGAGAAGGTATGAGTGATGAACTGATTATCAAGGATTCTCCCCAATTTGACCGGGAATTGCCGCCGCCGGGGGATACCATTGGTGTATGCTTTGAGGTATTCAATCTTGGCCTCCAGGAAACGCCCTATGGCATCAAGCCTCAGTTGATGATTTACTTTGAGATTGATGTCCGTTACTCGGCGGGGCCGTTCCAGGGGAAGCGCATGTTGATAGGTACTCGGCCCTACACAGCGTCTCTCTCAGCCAAGAGCAACCTTCGGAAGGATCTTGAGGCGTGGCGCGGAAAGCCATTCAACGAGTATGAACTTCGAGGCTGGAACATCAAGAAGATCAAAGGTTCGGCGGCCATCCTGTCCATCGTGCATAATGACAAAGGCTTTGCAGATATCGCAGGGATTCGGAAAGCTGTAATCATGCAGGACGGGAAGCTCATACCGATGACTGCGCCCTTCTCCTTGGAGACAGATCCGGTCTATGTACCGGGCCGCGTCCAGAAAATGATTGAGAAGCAGATAGTCAACGAGAACAAAGAGACAGACAAGATAGCGGAACGTGGATGGGTAGATGCGGGAAAGGTCGAAGGTAGGCCGCCGACAGAAAAGGAAATCGAGATCTTCTAAATGACTTGTCCTCATTGTGGCAAGGATACTGAGATACTTCCAGAGCAGCGTACCACGGGCTGGCGGTCCCAGAATCACCACCTCAACGGACACATAGCACAGATAGCGCGGGAGACAGGAAACGACTTTGAGGATGTGAAGATAGGGATCAAGTGCAGAGCGATAAAGAGGGGTTTCCCGCCCCCGCATCAGATCAAGGTCAAGGCATGGTCAACGCCGGTGGATGTGTTCAAGAGTGAGGTCAATTGCAGCAAGCATGAATGCGCCATGTTGATAGACGAAGCGCACCAGGTAGCGGATGAGTTGGGAATCAAGTTGCGGGAGGAAGCATGACAGACCGGGTATTCAATAAGGCAGTAGGGGGCATGGCGATATCGTGAGAGATCCCAAGAAGAAGCGAGTCAGAGAACCTTCCAGGAAGGCGATTGTCAAAGAGGCCGACAGGTGGGCATCGCTTGATGTAAGGCTTGATGGTAATTGCGTCCTTATGGGAACACCAGGCCACATATGCAAGGGCAAGATAGAATGCGGCCATCTATTCTCTCGGATAGCCTATTCGACCCGATGGGATGAAGCAAATCTCTATCCTCTTTGCACGAAAGCAAACATTGACATGGAGAATGACCCGGTAGTGGCGCGCCAACTCTTGGAATATGCAGAATCTTTGTGGGGGCCTGACACCATCTTTCAGCTTCATAGAGCATACGAGAAAGCGGAGCCCATGAAGACATGGCAGATAAAAGAGGCGGCCGAGATATGGCACGCGAAGTACATCAAGCATTGCCAGTGGCGCGGATTGGAGGCAAAGTAATGAGTTGGTGGGGTTGGGTATTGTTTGGAGTGGCTTGTATCATAGTGCTTTGGTTTGCTTTCTCGATTGTTGCTATCAACGATCTGAAGGCAAGGCAACAGAGAAGGATGAGAGGGAGGGATGTGAAATGATAGTGGGAATTATCGTTGTTTGTATCTTAATGTTTTTAGGATGGACACTTACAGGTGTTTGTTTGTTTGTGATTTGGTGGACAAGGGACTTGGATATTACGACTGACGAGATAAAAGATATTGTAGGCTGTGCCTTCTTAGGACCTTTGACAGCTTTCTTATTTTTAGCTGATTTCATAGGTAGCAGAGTAAGATCAAATTCAGAGCCGAAAGAACGCAAGACTATTTTCAGGTCGAGAATATGAGACGGTGGGGAATGTTTGCCGGGGGCTTGCTCATAGGATTCTTTGCTGGCCTTCTGTCGCTCAACTGGACTATCCGTGATGGCATACTCCATTTGATCCTGGAAGAGACAGGCTTTGCGCGCCAGATACTTTGGGCGGCCTCTCTTATCATCATTGCTTTCTTGACTTACTTGGTAGTGAGGCGTTCTCAAAGCCGTTATCATGTCAAGCAAGCAGAGCAAGGGAGAAGGATAGCGGAGCACAAATTGTCTTTGTACAAAGCTTGGGCAGAGGATCAGATAAACAGGCTGAACGCAAGGAATCTACCAAAGGCGGCAGAAGAAGTACGTGGCTATGAGCAGCAGCGGTAACGAGAGATACCGTCTCCCCGTCGTTGACGGGATGAAAGTTTCGAGGAGGTGAGAGAGATGTACGGAGAGATCACGACGATTGAGCAGTTGAACGGATTCAAGCTGGGCAACAACGCGCCCATGACGGGAAAGAACGGAGCGCAGCTCGGCATGATGTCCATGCTCAACACTCTCGGTGGTGGCCGTTCTATGGACGGCTACAAGGTCACGACGAAGGATCACGCCTTCCTCGTTCTGATCGACAACGGTCAGTCGTGTTGCGAGTCCTGGGGGTACATGGCCTCCGAGGACAAGCTGGACGATTTCATCGGGGCTGATCTTCGCGAGGTCACGCTCACCGACACGGCGCTGAATACCATGAAAATGGATGACGTGTACATCGGCGACGGTGGAATCCAGTTCGTGAACTTTGAGACATCGCGGGGCACGCTTCAGCTCGCGGTCTACAACGGGCACAACGGATACTACGGTCACGGGATCATTGTCGCCATCGACGACAAGATCATCTGCGACAACACACTGTGACGGTAAGGGACCATATCAGCCAAGGAGGATGAAGATGAGCTTGAAAGATTCTGCGGTCTGCATCGTTTGCGGCGAGATGATCTGGTGGAGGAAGACAACCCTTCCCCCGGCATGCGGAGACCACGAGTACGTCCAGGTGGTGGACTCCTACGAAAAGAAACTGCGCGCACAGAAGCGCAAAGCGAAAAAGGCAAAGTAGTGGGTTCAGACAATATCGTCATCTATACGGCGATCTGGCATGTTGGAGATATCGCAGGTCTTGTCATGGACGACAGTCCCATCGCTGCAATTGCTCGGGCACGTCGGCACATAAATGCAGAAGCCTACGGAAAATCGAGTATTCGGATTTTCGATGACAACGGCCGTAGCTACGATGAATTGGTCTGACGCGATGATAATCCCCCATCACGGCAACAAGAGCCGGCGGGCTTTGTACGCAAGGAGAGAGTATGCAGTCAGCTTCAATCGGTAGGATTGTCCATTTCGTTCTCCCGAACGGCGAGCATCGCCCGGCGATTGTGGTGCGCGTGTGGCCAGAGGAGTTTCCCAACAACCCCGACGATCACACCGGCCTGAATCTCCAAGTGTTCCTTGACGGGACGAACGACAACGAGGCGTATGCCGGTCTGCCGCTTCCTGCGAAGATCGACACATTGCACGGCACCATGTGGTACACGAGCGCGCAGTACGCCATGACGCCCGACGGAACCGGGATCCAGCCCGGAACGTGGCACTGGCCCGAGAGAGTCGAGTAGAAACAATGCCCCTGACCGCAACGCGAAAAGTCACCGCGTGGGCGCGACAGTTCGAGGCCGATAAGGTTGGCACTCACCGCGGCACGGTTCGACTCCGTGCAGGGGCTATGTTGGTAATTTCCGGTCACAAAAAGGAGGAAGTATGAGTATCCACGCGGATCTGCTGGCGTGTCCGTTCTGTGGTGGTATCGATCTGCTGCAGGGAGCCCGCGTATGAACGAAGTAGATATTGTTCGTATCATCCACCAGCACAGTGCGCTTCGCGGAATTAAGGCTCACAAAATCGCGAGGGCGATCCTGGCCGCCAAGTACGAGGGCGGGGCAAGTGGGCTGCGGGAGGCAATGGAAAAGGAATTGAAATCGCTGATTGATAGCTGCAAGTTCCATGGCAAGGAGCCAACAAACGAATACTGCCAAGGGGGAATTGCCAACCTTCGGGCGATAAGGGATTTCATGCGGAGCTACCCCGCCAGCGGACCAAGCGCCGAGCAGGGGGAGCCGGAAATAGAAGTGCCATCCATCTACACGGTTTCCGGTCACAAAAAGGAGGAAGTATGAGTATCCACGCGGATCTGCTGGTGCTGGCAAAGGAGTGGGAAAGCCTTTCGAATGGGCTTGGAATGTATGGTCAAGGAGAAGAGGACGAAAGGAAACGATGTATCAAGGAACTCCGCGCCCTGGCCGCCAAGTACGAGGGCGGGGCAAGCGGGCTGCGGGAAGCGGTAGATGCGGAGATGGAACGCTTCAAGTTCGGTCTTCCTTCTGGCGATGTTTCTGCTTGGATGATGATTAAGGTGGTGAAAGAGCATTGCGACAAGATGGATGCTATTCTTGCTCACCCCGCCAGCGGACCAAGCGCCACCGAGGAGATACGCGATGAACTGGCCGCCAAGTACGAGGGCGGGGCAAGTGGGTTGCGGGATCGTATCTATTGGGCATATATGGACAGCAATTCCGACTTGTGTAATGCCATGGGAGCCGGGAAGGGATACGAAGTAGCAGATGCGATTCTCGCTCTCTTGCGCCACCCCACCAGCGGACCAAGCGCCGAGCAGGTTCCCACTCTTGAGCAAGTGAGGGGTCACGCGCCCGCCATCACGCAGGAAGTCTACGACGCACTCGTTAGGGATGCCATCTCGTGGCGAGCACGAAACCCCGAGACGCCCAAGGAGACGACGGGACCTTGGCATAGATGGCCTGCTGAGAAGCCCGCCCAACCGGGCCACTATATCGTTCACACCCGCAATCATGTTCGCAGGAATGGAAGTGGAGACGGCATCTTCTGGTACGACGGAAGACCTCGAAGTGAGCATCCGCGCAATGCGCGTGCATGGGACAACGTAGAGGCTTGGATGGAGATACCCCATTATGAAGCCGCCCTCGCGGGGGCCAGTGAGCAGACGCGGTGTACCTGTCAAGGCTCCGGTACAAACATCATCAGCACAGAGGCGTGTTCTGTTCATGGTAGACCCGTCGAGCCTGCCCAGACGCCAAAGGAGTAAACCCCATGAGCAAGGCTATCGACATGCTCTGGAACGTGGCTGATGAAATGACCCGAGCAGAAGAGTCTGAGCTTGAGCGCCTTATGGGAAAACAGGCATTTCAACATCCGCTCGATGCAAGTGAACAGTTGTGGATAAAGCGAATGATGAGAAAATACCCGTGGTGCAGGAGGCAGCCATGAGTGCCAAAGACCAGAGGGATGCGTTTAGAGATTTGCAAGAGGAAATGGAGTGGGCCTATCCCTATCTCCGTGATCACCTGAGTCATTTGCGTCTGAAAAAGGACCCTATGGCCTTGGCATTCGAGAATGCTCTGGCCGAGTTCGACGAGAAAAGCCACCGCCGCTACCCCGACGAGACGCCCGCCCGCGCCGTAACTACTCCGGAAGAATTGGCGGCTGCTATAATCGCCGGCACTGAGGCGAATCGATCAACCCCACCCGAGGCAGCGAGGCGGTTTCGTACCGCCGTAGATCGTGGTCTGCTCACAGGGCCCTTGTGTCCTATGTGCGGTGGGCCGGTATATTTCGTGGAGGACAGCGCGCAGGGAGGCGGTGATGGGTCAAAGCGGTGAGGATATGAAACGTCTAGATTCTGAAAGCATGAGAGATCTCTCTGATGACAAGCTGGAGACCAACTATCAGCAGGCCGTCAAATGGCGCCACCGGATCAAGTCAGCCTACACTTGCGACATGGTAGACCAGACTCAAGGGACAGTTCTTCTGCACTTTGACCACCTGGTGGAGGCGTGCAATAAGTGGCGCGGGCTGTACTTAGACTTGAAGGGCAAAGAGGAAGACAGGCTTCATAAGCTGAGAAAAAGGCGTGACAGAGAACGGAAGAAGGTATATAATGCCAGGAAAAGAAAATGAAGTGGTTATCTAGGATTGTGGTTATTTTGGGAGGTGGAACATTTTATGGATTTTTCTTCTGGTACGTTCCTTTTACTAACAGAGGATCAATGAATCCAATCATATTGATCCTGATTCTTCATGCCATAATAGGAGCTATAATTGGATTTGCTCTGGCTGTAGTACATATTGTTGAGGAGGGATGGTGATGTTATACTTCACAATCAGCGGTACGGTGTATTGGACTGAGAAAACGCTTTGGGATGCCGATTTCTTGATACTTTCAGGAGATGACACATTAGTTCTAAAGATAGGCAACGAAGGCTTCACGGCTCAGAAGTTGTCAAAGCTATTTGGGCGGCCCGTACATATCACTATGCCGACAAGCGCAATTCTGGCAATTCAGAAGATAGGCGATGACGAGTTGACAACGAAGCTGCGGGTTTGTCTTGCGGGGATCATTCTCCCAGAGGGCAACCCGACAAATTAGATGATAGACGAAGGGCGGGCGCGGGGGCTTCAAAGCATGTATCAAGGTGGAGCAGTCTCAGCCCTTCAACCTCTCTATGAAGAATGTCTTGGTATAGCCTATCAGATAACAAAACAGAAAGTGCGCGGCATGAACGGAGAAGCAATCCTGTATCCTCATGAAAGACTAGTGGAGATAGCTCACGGGGCCTCAGTGAGACTCATCCAGCGATATCTTGAAAAGCCTGACTTCAACTGCCGACACTTCGCCAAGTCTCTTGACTTCATGGTACAGAAAGAGATGTTTATCCCTAAGGGCAGCAAGCAAAGAAGCTTTGAGGCGGCTATATCCATCGAATCTGAGCTTGATTTCTGGGAGCGGGAAAATGAGATAATCCCTCTTGGCTGTGATGACAAGCTCTCTGATATAGCTTTCAATCATCCCAGGGGCCGTAAGATGGCGGCGGACCTCTGTAGATCAAGAAGCTACCGGCAAGCTATCAGGAGGATTTCAGAGTATGTCGAACGGGAGTGGATATATGATCACGCCACCTCCCTCCACGAAGTATACCGGGCGCTCCACAGGAAAACGAAAGTGGGTGGCATATCTGGATCCGGTCTTGGCGCAGTACGGAGACGCATACTGCAAAGCAAACGGGATAAGCAGGAGCAAGCTAGTAAATCTTCTCCTGGCGATGCTCAAGGATGATCTATGAGTGATAATCCCCAAGAGCTTATAGTCAAAGGATTAATGAAATGCATGCGCCCCATGCAAGCTCTTGTAATGACAGCTATCTATCAGCAATTCCCAGAACGCTACATTCCACGTAATGGCTACTTCTTTCCTCCTTCAATAGCCCAGATTACGCGGGCGCTGAAAGTCAAGGATTCAGTGGTATATCTCATGCTCCATAATCTGGTAGAATCCGGTTGGTTAGAGCAGAAGAAAGGCAAGCGAGGTATGGAGTACAAGATAGTTTTTGACAAGCTGAAACCTTTTGTGGACGGCGAAACGTCAAAAAAGACGGCTACTGTCGGCGATGAACCCTAATTTCGATCCTTCCGTAGGAGAGGCAACACAATTTAAGCCCGGCAACAAAGGAGGACCAGGCCGCACGGCAGGCTACAAGCATTGGTCTGCTGAACTCTTTAAGTGGCTTATTGAAACGCCCTATGGTGAGTCTAAGCGCCCCTTCATCATAGACGCCCTGGAGAAGTATCAGCAGTCTATCCTTGAGATGAAGGGCAACGTCATGTCTACCTTCATGGAGCAAGCTCTCCCTCGTCTCGGGGAAATAGACGAGATCCTATCCAATCAGAAGACGCGCGACCTCAATTACATGAGCTACTTGATCTACAAGTACTGCTTTGATGAACAGCATGAATTACTGATGACCAAGAAGCCCATGACGGTGATGATCTGCGGGAGGCGGGCAGGGAAGACAATAGGGCTTGGCGCTTTGGCTGATGATAGGGCTATTCACCATGAGAAGGGTGTAGCGCTCTACCTTGGGAGAACAGCTAAGAGCGCATTTGAGATGATCTGGCGGCCACTGACCATGCTTCTTGACCTTGCCCAAGTCCCCTATGAGCCGCATATAGCTACTCAGACCATCAAGCTACCTATGGGCACAGAGATCCAAGTTCGGGGCCGCGCATCGAAAGAGGATATCGAGAACCTACGCGGTAAAGCCTACTTCCTGTCCATCGTGGACGAGATTCAGTCAGACGCACCAGAAAAGCTCCGCTATCTTGTCAGGGACATTCTGGAGCCTGCTGGAAAGGATTTTGAGGATAGCGAGATAGTCTTGAGCGGGACTCCGCCTCGGGTGCCAGGGAACTACGCTGAGGAGCTATTCCAATCTAACAATAAGTCCGTCAAGCGCCTTAACTGGAACATGTCAGTCAATCCTCATATCCCCAAGTCAGAGCGGGACATGGAGAAAACAAAGAAAGCCAAGGGCTTCACGGACACTGATCCTACTTGGCAACGCGAATACCTCGGCATAGTGGGTAGTTATGACACCGAGGCTCTTGTATTCCGCATGCAACCAGCCAATCATTTTGACGAGCCTGACCTTCGAAAATGGATTGATTCTCAGCCTATCACGGATGTTTTCCTGTCGGGAGGCTTAGACTATGGATTTGACGACTACGACTCTGCGGCGATTATTCTCTCTTCTGAAAGCAAGGGTGAACGCTTTCTCCTTGCGGAATACAAAGGACATAGGCAAAGCACATCAGACTTCGGGAATGAACTCAAACGAATTACAAACCTGGTTGTATCAAACCCTTACTTGGCCGCCATTCCTAACAAGTCCTGGACCTGGTACTGCGATACAGAAGGACTTGGAAAGCAACTCACACACGACCTCGCAGCCATGTACGGCATACGAGTGGCCCCAGCTTACCAAGGACAACAAGATCTCATGTACGAAATGCTCCAGGATGACATCAAATCCGCCCGCTTTAAGGCTCATGCGATACAGGAAGTCAGCGGGGAGAAGATTATCGGTCCCTTTGAGCAAGAGACGTATAAGATCATTTTCGCTCGTGATCCGGTCACAAATCAACTGACGCGCCGCATAGACGAAGAGGAAGGCATTCACCCTGAAATTACGAAGTCTGTTCTCTATGCCATGCGCTATGTGTGGCTCAAGAGCAAGGTAAAGCCGAGTACGATTTCTTCAGATTCTGTGCAGAAATAAGCCCAGTTTTGGGGCTATATATGCGTGGACCTCAAAGACGCATGGAGTCTCATTCTTTCATCGTTCCGTGAGCAGCGCGCTTTAGACCGAAAGCGCAAAGCCTATCAGACATTCACTCGTCACAATCTCACCTATCCGCTCATCCAGGAGATGTTTGAGGCCGCCGCACGGCAGAATCCAGGGTTCTACGCCAAGTTGATATTCCCTGACCTGACCAGCTTTGAATTCGGGGTAAAGCCCAAATCGCAGCGGACAGACGGAGAGACTTACTGATGGATGACAAACAGGTCCGCTCTGACATTATGTGGCTCCAGTCTCAGCTAACAAGGCGGGATGCCAAGTACCTTCGCAATCTCAATAGGTACAGCAACAACGGGCAGCGCAGAGAGAACATCTGGGAGCTTTACAACAACCCGGTAGCTTATTACTACTCGGCAAGTGATTCGGACACCGGGCCTTGGCCTATCGAGAACATCATGAAGTCCTGTATAGACACCAAAGTGTCTAAGATGAGTCAGGTTAAGGTGCGGCCGTTCTTCAATCCGGTCAACGGCAAGTGGAAGACGCGAAAGGTTTGTCGGGCAGGGCAGCAGTTCTTTGACGAATACTACCAGAGATACCGGGTTTATTCGGAGGCAATCCAGGCGTACAGAGACTGTCAGATATTCGAAGTTGGACACGTTTATGTTGATGACGAGACGCGCATTCCGAGACGTATCAAGCCGTGGGAATACTATGTTGATCCTGCTGAGTTGAACTACGGCGAGATATATAGGTGCTTCGTCAGGTTCTGGAAGTTCCCTTTGCTTACCATCAAAGACAAGATCAAGAAAGGGACGCGGGCCGCGCAAGCCCTTGAGAGAGACATTCACGCCAAGGCCGATGAGCTCCATATCTACTATGATTTGGATGGTGGGCGCAAATATATCTATGTTGGTGAAGAGCAGATTGAAGAGAGCAAGATTGACTTTGAGATATCTCCAGTAGCCTCGATCTATTGTGTCCCGCCGGTGAAAGGAATGTGGAGCACTTCGATCATAGACGATATGATCACGCTCCAGAGAGAGTTAGACGTTGTAAACCAGAAGATCCATGATGCCACGGTATTGACTCCAGCCAATCTTGCTCTTGTTCCTACGCTCGGTGGGATCAAGAAGTCTACGCTTGACGCGGGCCGCGAGGGACTTCTCTACGAGTATGAACCTGTCTCTGGCGCTACGGCCCCTGTCGCTTGGATGAATCCAGCGCCGGTCAATCCTCAGCTTCTTGAACGGCGCCAGATGATTATTGATACCATGTATCAGATAAGTGGCGTCTCACAACTCTCAGCCCAAGCCAAAAAGCCAAGTGGACTCAATAGCGGAGTTGCACTTGATACCCTTGAGGACGTAGAGAGCGAGCGCCACAATTTTGAGCTTCAGAACTATGAGCGGTTCTGCATGGATATCAGTGAGATTGGCATCCGTGTTTTCCCTGCAAAAGACACGATTCTTCCTGAAAGGGCCACGCGCGCGGGAGTGACTTGGAAAGACATCCAGACCGAAAGGGACTTCTACTCCATCCAGTTCTCTCCTGCTTCTGCTTTGTCCAACACGCCAAAGGTGAAGATGGAGGAAGTAGAAAAGCTCCAGAAGATGGGTGTCATCGGTCCCGAGATGATTGCATCTATGTTGGGCTGGCCCGACCTTGAAAAATCTCTTGGTGTGGCGAGCGCAAATAGAGACGATATCGAAGCGGTGACGGACCGGGCCGCAGAAAAAGGACAATATGACCATTACGAGAATTTGAATATCCAGCAACTGTTTCAGAACGTGTCTAACGAGATCATGCGGCTTGATGCAGACGAGCCTGATAACGAGAAGGTGCTTGATAACCTGGTGGGCTTCTTGAATCACCTAAAAGAGAAAATGGATACGATGAATCAAGCGGCCACGCCTCCGATGCCCGCGCCTCCTCCAGCAGCGCCCCCGGTGATGACGGGCCAGCCCGCGAACCCTGCCATGCCTCAAGCTTCTGATGCTCTGGCACAGAACGCGCCTCCTCCTGGGCCTCCAGTCCAGCAAGGGCCGCCTCCCGCTCCTGCGCCTCCTCCACCTCCACCGGCTCCGTCAGAAGATCCTCAGTTAATGCAAGCCCTCCAAGCGATAGCTCAGAAGGTGGATATGGCTTCTCAGCAACAGCCTATGCCTCAGCCTCAGCCGGTGAACTTGACAATCATCGTGGACAATAAGACTGGCAAGACTCGGGAAGTCACCACATATCAAAGGGATGCGCGGGGCGAGATGGTACAAAGCGACAAACAGATAATCCCTATAGAGGATGTACCGGCAATACCGGCGGGAGCGCCGTTGTAAATGCCGGTTTCCATCGTCCATCACCATGTGACAACTCTTCCCAATGATCCTACAAAGGATATAAGCGCAGACGCATGGAATGCGGCGCATGATATTACGGGCCTTGGAAGTATGGCCTTGGTGGACGATGCTCCCTCCGATGGCAACACCTACGGACGCAATAATGGTGCATGGGCTTTAGGACCGACAGGTCCGCAAGGGCCTAAGGGAGACCCCGGTACAGACGGAGTAGGAGTACCGGCGGGCGGGACTACAAATCAAGTTCTCGCCAAGAATTCTAATGCAGACTATGACACCAAATGGGCTGATGCGGGAGGATCATCGGCCGGTGTAGTTCCTGTCGGCGGGATTATCATGTGGAGCGGGACCATCGCAACTATCCCTGCTTCATGGGCTTTGTGCGATGGGACAGCCAATGCTCCCGGGCCTGACCTTAGAGATCAATTTGTGGTCGGGGCGCGTCAGGACAGCGGAGGGATTGCAAAGACAAATCTAACAGGAGCACTTGCACAGACGGGCGGTACCACGGCTCATAGCCATAGCGCACACGCAAACCTGACGCATACGGGCTTGACCATCGGCGATCACACGGGCCTGACGCATGGACTCACGATTGCCAATCATCCTGACCTGACGCACTCGATATCAAACCTTGCCTTAGCGAGCTTCACGGGCGCCCAGGCGAGCATGATAGCGAGCTTCGCTTCTCAGAGTGCGGCCGTGGCAAGCGGCGTGGCGACAATACCGACAGGTACAAACAACACGGTAGGCATCCCAAGCGGAGTGCACAGTATTCCAAGCGGCACTACGGGATCTGTGCCGAGCGGCGTTGCGAGTATTGCAAGCGGTGTGACGGGAAGCGTGGCATCAAGTGTGCTTTCGATACCGAGTGGGACAACGGCGAGCGCGCCAAACCTTACGGGAACTCAGGCATCGGCAACGGTTAGCAACATTGGATCGCTTACACTTTCGATCTCCAGCCAGGGCACTGCAAGGACTGTGGCAACCTATGGCGGTGCTCCAGCGGTGCCCTCTGGAACGCACACCCATGCGGCTTTCAGTGCAACGCTCCCAAGCGTGACAGGCTCTGTCCCGAGTGGCGTGGCAACCCTGACAAGCCATACAGGAAGCGTTCCAAGCGGTGTATTGACGCTGCCAAGCATTACGGGGTCGGTTCCGTCGCAAAGTGCGGGACTGCCAAGCCTGACGGGATCTGTGCCGTCACAAAGCGTGGCCTTGGCAAGCGCGACCGGGAGCACGCCGAGTGGATCACACACTCATGCGGGAAGCACGCTGACGCCTACGGGCTACAACTCGCATCTTGGCACCGATTATGGCGTTCATACCTTTACGGCTCCCGCGGCGCACGGCACTGCGGGTACGGTGACACATAGCTACAATGAGCCGAGTGACCACGTGATAAGCGCACATGATACTGTGGCGAACGTAATTCCTTTCTTTGCCTTGGCTTTCATCCAGAGGGTCGCATGAGCGAAGGAACAGGAAGCGTATTGGTTGCCTGCCCCACTTACGCGGGCAAACAGTATGCGCTTGAGCCATGGGTTGATGGTTTCAAGGCGCTTCGATATGAGCCGAAGTATGCCTATCAGGTGGACAACACTTCGGAGGGAACGGCGTACTTTGATGAGATCAAAAAGACTGGCATAGACTGTAGCTACCTTTCACCGTGGCCCGACTGGGACAGAACTTTCAAGCGGTGTTGGGAGTTGATACTCTCGCGCGCCCAGGCGTTTGACTGCTATTGGATATTGAGCATGGAAGCGGACAATGTTGTGGCGCCAGAGGGCCTTGAGATCATGGTCAATATGGCGCTTTACGGCGGAGTGCACCTTGTGACTCACGCCTATCCCATGCATGAGAGCGCAGCCAAAGCGAGCGGCATGAAAGCCGACGATTGGTTTTACCATGAGCTTGGATGCATGCTGATGAGCCGTCAGCTTCTTGAAAAAGCGATGGCAGAATACGACACCTACAATAACGTACCACAGGCGATAGAAGCGACAAATCAGAAATGGTGCGGGGGAAGGATCGTGCTCACAAATCGTTTTGAAGTGAAGCACCTTGACGGATACGAGATGGCCTACGGGAACCTTGCGCCAAGTGCGAAGCAGGGGCTGATCTGCCCTACGCCGAAGATGCCAGAGGACTTTGCGACGAAGCGGCCGCCGTGCCTGGAGAAAGCAGGATGAAAATTGACGTAGGCTGCGGGAATGCAAAGTTAGAAGGCTATACCGGGGTCGATGCATTCGTGGAGACGGATATCAAGGCGGAAATGTGGAAGATCCCGCTTAATGATGGGAGCGTGGAGGAAGTCTTCTCTTCTCATGCTCTTGAACACGTTCCGATAGGACTTGTCCAGCCTACTCTTCGGGAGTGGTTTAGATTGCTCGCGCCAGGGGGCAAACTCACACTCTTGGTTCCTAATATGGACTATGTAGCAAAATATTGGTTGACGGGGCCTGACCGCGAATGGGCCGAGATGATCGTATTTGGAAATCAAGCGCATGGCGGAGAGTTTCACAAGTGCGCCTTCACGCCCATGGGATTGCAAGGCGACTTGCAAAATGCGGGCTTCATGGTCGATCAGATAGCGATTGTATGGGCTTATAACCAAGAGACAATACAGGCTACCGCTCATAAACCAGAGGTGAAGGAATGAGCGGTTTCTTTGACGGGGCCATATTCGATTCTAAGATCTACGATGTCTACCCGGTCCCGGTCCCTATTATTATTCAGAAACCTCCAGCACTCGCTGGTATGGGCGGCCAGTGGTACAGCTATTATGACCTTCTCAAGAAGGGCAAGAAGAAACTGATTCTCTCTCCTTTGACAATTCCGCCCGCACCAAAGCCGGTTGAAAAGCCTTTGCCCGAATGGATTGCGCGAGTGGGCCAGAGACAGAGAACGCCAGTACAGGCGCGGACCTTGGAGATCCCCGCGATAGGTCAATACAAGCAGAATCTACAGCGCCAGAGACGGGCGCGCAGAGAACAAGAGGTAATCGAGGTATGAGTAGCACATTCAACTTTTCAACGTACACCGCCAAGTTCCTGGCGGGAAACCCGGGGGCCAGTATCGCGGAGGTCTACACGCCTACGCCTTTGCTGCCCGGGGCCACGCTTAACGTCTACACCAATAGACAGCCCATGACGGCTGACACCGCCTTGGCCTCGGACAACGCTCTGGCCTTGAGTTATCCGTTTCCCTTGGATACGGAGAGCGTGATTGTCCCGACCTGGCCAGGGTCCGTAGGCGCGGGTGGATTTGGCCAGAAGCCGACCATCAATGACAACGTGGGGACGGACTTGGCGAATGGACCGGCGGGCGGTGGATGCATCTATGTCCTTGACCAGCTTCCCACCGTGGTAGCTCAGGTCTCGGGGCTTGGAAGATTCGCAAGATGCTATCAGCAAATGGCAGCGCCTCCGACCATTGCGAATGCCAACTGTGAAGCGGCAACCACGCCTTCAATATTCGGGACGGCCGCCGCGCCCGTACAGGCTACTTTCGCCCAGAGTGCGGTCCAGAAGCATGGCGGGTCTAACTCATTTCTGTTTACCAAGACAGGGAATAACTCCACGGAAGCCTATGCGCCCCTGGACTCTGGGGACGCATCAAACGGATTCTTTAACGGACTTGTCCCGGGCAACACCTACACTTTCGGTGCTTGGATGTACATGGCCTCTGGAGTGAATCAGGCGCTTGCAAACGCGGTGATTGAGATTATCTACGATGTCGGAGGAAAGGCAACCACGGCCTCGGCTTCGCCCCCGAATAACTTTGACACTTGGCAGTATGTCACCGTGACGGCTGCTATCCCATGGAACGCGGACCAGGCTTTCATCCGTGTCGAATCTCCCGCAACGGCTCCGACGAGCACGGCTTTCTATGTCGATGATCTTACGCTGGTAGGGGTGCCGGTAGTGCTCTTCGATTGCTCGGTTGACAACGCTGCCGGATCGAACTTTGCGGGGCTTTCGGATCTGGTACTCAGCGTGAATCCGTTTGTGGCGGGTCAGGCGGTCAACATCGTCAACGGGCAACCCGATCCGGTTTTCTCGGCTCCGTATCTTGGGAACTCAGTTGGTTTCAGGCCGAATGGCTAGTAATAGTTTGCTCCAGATTTGGGGCTATAGGAGATGACAGATGAGTGATATGGCTCCCGGTGGGGGACAGACGCCAGAATTGGCAGACATCATGCAGCAGATCCTCGGAATCCTCCAGGATCACGAGCAGAGAATTACTGCGGTCTGTCAGGCACATGAGGATTTGGACAAGGAGATCCATGAAGATTTCTTTGGCCCTATCCATGAGCAGTACCAGTCGAGCATGCGCGGCAAGGGCATCGAGGATCTTAAAGGGAAGTACGGCAGCATTCTCGGAGACATCACTGACGATCAGTGGAAAGGCTTTGGAATAGATGACGTTTACGGGCGTCTCTATGACGAGCTTGAAAAGCTGAAAAGCGGTGAGGGTTGGGGTGAGGATTCGGAAAAGTCTTGGATTGGCAATATCCATGACCAGGCGATGGACCGGATCAAGAAGATCACCGGCGGGTCTCTCACTACTCCAGCGGCGGCGCCAGAGAAGCCCGAGGCGGCCGTAAAGGTAGAGGTGGAGAAGAAAGCCCCGGGTGGGGCGAAGGAAATGCTCTCTGCGGGCAAGGGCAAGGTGAAGAAGAGCATGTTGGACGGCTATTAGGTCCGTCCTGACTCTATGAGGATAGGAGAAGGAAATGGCAGTTGACACAGCGGAGATGCTAGGCATCTTCAAGATTTACTACACACCCGACAAGATGGAGCAGCTTCTGTTCCGTAATTCACCCCTGGTGAAGAAGACGGAGAAGATGCGTGTTACGGGTGCGTCGTACAACTTCCCGATGCTCTCGGGAATGGGAGGTGCGGTATCTGGTAACGGTGCAACCGCCGTTGCTCAGTCCAGCACTCAGGCGCGCACGGCGCAGATGGCGGCGCAGTACGGGAACCTTTTCACGGCTTTCCAGCTTACCAACAAAGAGATTCTTGCAAGCCAGAATGAGAAGGGCGCCTTTGAGCCTGCGGGCGTCGTGAAGATGTTCGCGGCATGCGAGGCGGCCCGCAAGATGATGGCTGCTTGCGCCTACGGAATGGGCTTCGGTGAGATCGGCAAGGTGACTGCTGGTGTCGCGCAGACTGCGACCAGCATGCTCGTTGATGACTCCACTCTTGTCAAGATGGATGTCGGAACCGTGTTCCAGGTGACTGACAAATCCATCGGAATCCCATCTGAGCCTCTTCTGTCGGCCGATACCTACACCGTGACCAATATCGCAAGCGATGGATCGGGGAATAACACCGTTACCTTCACTCCTGGCGTTGTCCCGGCGGCTGGATTTACGGCTGGTGCCTGGATCGAGATTAACGGCGGGCGCACCGGATCTACCGGGCTTATGCCGGTTGGACTTGGGGCGGCGATCCCCTATTGGTTCAATCGTGGTGCGGCCGGTGGTGGGGACCTGACGGCGTGGAATACCTACATCCAAACCACCTTCCAGGGCGTTGACCGTTCTCCGTTCCCGACGCGGCTTGCGGGCGGGTTTGTACTTCGGAACGTCTCGGGAGGAGAAAAGAGATACCAGGCCATCACGCGGGCAATCAAGCTGGCGCGTCGGCAGGGATCTGAGCCTGACATGATCGTGCTGAATGACAACGACTATACTTCAATCATCTCGGAAATCCAGGCCGCCCAGACCTATTGGCAGTCTCTGAATACTGCGGGGGCCAAAGGCTCGACTAACGAGACGGCTATCGGTATGGAGCTTACGGCATTCCAGCAGGCCAATACTTGGGTCAAGTATGTGGTGGATGACCCGTACTGCCCGTGCTTCATAGCCTACGTCCTCGAAAGCCGGACCTTCAAGTTCGTGTCTCTGTCGAACGTGGAGAAAGTGACTGCGGACTCTATCGCGGACAACGAACCCGGGGCTCCGACGATCACTCAGGCGGGCGACACTCCCACCAATCAGTATGCTCTTCTGATTGAGGATATGTTGACCCTTAATCCTCTCACGGTAGGCCAGGACGGAGCGGGAATGCAAGCCTTGCTCACTGTCTATGGCTCATTTGTCGTTCAGAACCCCGCGCATTGCGTGGTTATTAACCTGGTTTCCTAGAGGAGAAGAAAATGGATACCATCATACAGCCCAGCTTTACCGTAGGAGCACAGCAGGGCCCGTTCTCGGCAGGGACTATTACGAATGCGGCTCTCGGTCCGCATGCCGAAAGTCTGCTCTCTCAGCTTGAAGCACGCTACAGGATCGGGGTGAGAAACGGAGAAGTCTACTTTGCCTGTAACCAGGCAACCCAGGCGGTTAGCGTTGCACTCACCACTACCTACACCGGATGCGTGGTCTATAACCCGGTCACTAGCAAGAAGAACCTTTCGATTCTTGCGGCCTCATTCTCCGCGTGGTCGGCCCCTGCGGGAATTGTCTCCATCGGACTTCAGGGTGGATGGTCGGCGGCGGGTGTCGTGACTCACACGGCGGCCTTGGTGGTCTACAACGCCAAGACTTTCACGGTCGGCGGTGGATATGGCGGTGCGGACTCTCAGGCTACCACGGTCGGAACACCGATCTGGTTGACCATGCTCTCCTCTGCCAATACCTCTGCGGCCCTTTCCACTGCCAACTCGCCGGTGTGGTTTGACATCGGGGGCGCCTACGAAGTCCCGCCCGGAGGGTGGATTGCGATTGGCGCGCAGACGGCCATCTCGGGTGTTGGCTCGATTCAGTGGCGCGAAGTGGACGCATAGGAGTAAACGGAAATGGATACCATTATACAGCCTTCCTTTACGGTAGGCTCCCTTCAGGGACCGTTTGCAAACGGCGTCGTCACTAACGCAGCCTTGGGGCCGCATGCGGAACTTCTTGGCTCTCAGCTTGATGCGGCCTACCGGCAGATGGTCAGAAACGGTGAAGTCTACTTCATCGCTAACCAGTCAGCCACTACCACCACCATCGCTCTGGCGACTACCTACACGGGTTGCGCCCTGCTTAACCCGGCAACGTCTAAGAAGAATCTGTCGATTCTCAGGGTGAGTATCTCCCCTTGGGCGGCCCCGGGCACGATTGCGGCCATCGGGCTCCTTGGCGGATGGTCTGCGGCTGGTGTCACCCCCGCAAACGCGCTTGCAACCTACAACGCGAAGACGCTGGTTACTGGAACTCCCGCCAGCGGTGCAACTGGAAGCTCTGGTTGTACCCTCGTAGGGACCCCGATCTGGCTCTGTATGCTCCAGTCGGCTAACGCGACCGGCGCATTGTCGGTGGCGAACTCTCCCGCCACCTTCGATATCGGTGGTTTGTACGAAGTCCCTCCCGGTGGTTACATCGCGATTGGCACTCAGACGGTCATCACCACGGGTATTGTGGCTTCGATCCAGTGGAGAGAAGTTGATCCCTAAGTAGAAACGGGGGTTACCACCTCCTTTTCTCCCGCTTCTGGCCCCCGTAACGCTCCGGGGGCCTTTTTATTGCGTTATGTCGGCCAATTTCCACCAATTCTGCCAGTCAGGAGAAGGAATTATCCAAGGAAGCTGATCTCCGACATTTCCCCATGCGTCATTTGCCGAAACAATCTTGGATGGAGGCTGAATTCCGGTGTTTCCGTCCTGTAAACTGACATAAACGGGGCCTCCAGAGGCAAATTCTGGCATTGTGGCCATTTCGCCCTTGGAATAAGTGGTTTTTGGGCTCCATTGCAGGACAATTGTCACTGAGGAAGGCGGTTTTTCTTGGAAAGCATAAGGTGCGCCCTCATAACAGGCGAAAAGAAGGGGCGTAAGAAGGGCAAGAAGGAATAGCTTTCTCATGGTGGGTCTCCTAAGCAAGACTATAGCACATTCTGTATACAATTTCATTATGGATACATCGATTCTTGGGGCTATAGTAGTTGATGAAAGTATCAGAGTTGGTCAACTACGGGCGCAGTCAGGCGAACATAGCCTCCACAGCGAGCATTTCCCATGACGATGAAGACAACGCGGTTAATATCTCATGGAAAGACATATACGCAAGGCTGATAGAGCGGGATGACGATTACTTCACCAAAGAGGTAGTTTTCCCCTCCCTGACAGCTTACGCGACGACGAATCCTAACGAGTGGAAGATCCCTCTTCCCGATGACTTCTATCGACTCAGGTTTGTAGACTATCTCTCCACCACGGCCTCTACGGGCGGAGGCTGGCAGCAAATGCATAAGTTTCCTATCTCCATGCGAAACGACCAGCCTTCCGATCCGCACTACAGGTTTGACTCGACCAATCTTTGGATTATCGGCGGAACAGCTAATCAAGTCCGTCTTCACTACTATCCGCCTCCCTCGGTTCTCACGCATCCTACATCAACCATCGTCTTTGGTAGCTCTCTGGCGCCGAATGTCTTGGCTACCGTCCATAGTCCAGAAGGGATTTTCTACATCGGTGCGAATCAGGGAATGCTCTACGTGATAGGAAACGTGATATGGTTTGAAAACCAGCAGCTTAGAACCACCACATCTCTTATCACGGCGGTCACACCTATTCGCCCCTGGTACTACAAGGGCTATCTGTACTACATCCAGGCGGCCGACATCTATCGAGGGATCTTCAATCCTGGAGCACCGGCGGCGGTCAGCACGGCGAACGCGACGAATGTTGGTACTATCCTTAGTTTCACCATCATTGACAATTTGATCTACTACACAACGTCAACATCCATCTATACCTGCAATCTCGACGGGACGAATCAGACCCTTTTCGCGGCCCTCGCGGTGGACGATGTTTGCCAGCTTGGGAATGGCCCTTCATCCGTGATTGTTGGACGGGTGCGGGCGACAAATACCGTAGTGAGTATCACCTCTCCCTCTATTGCAACAAACGTTCTCCATCTGACCTCTGATACTGAATTCCTCTATACGCTGGACACCAATCTGGTAGTCCATCAGTTGACGGTTTCAGTTAACGGAACGACCGTCACCGTGACAGAAGACAATATCCTAAGCCCGGAATGCATCTATCTTGGCAACTACAGTAATGGCTATCTTTCGGTGATCGACGAAGAGACCTCTCAAATGTGGGCGCTTAGTGCTTTGCCTGATGTTGATGTCTCCTATCCCGCAAACGTGATTATCGAGATCATAGCTCTCCAGGCGGCCATAGACTTCTGCACTAAACTCGGCAAAGACTTCACGGCTCTAAAGATAAGACTTGGAGATCCGAGTATCGCTCCCCTTACGGGACTGTGGGCTTCCTTCTACAAGCTCTTCAAGAGGGATGACTACGAGCCTGAGCGGATCAAAAATAGTCGCGCTACTAATCCTGCTGGCATGGCGGGGGTCATCTGATGGCAGCCATAGTTCCTATTAACCTTAGACAATCCATTTGCACCGACACGCCTTCTGGAGCGGACCTTTGGAAGTTCGGGGATCCCGCGGCAACCCATATATCGAATACCGGACTTGAAAGAAACGGAGGCATAACGCCTCTCTACGAGAAAGAAACTACTTTCCCGACCGCCGGTATTTCGACGATGGTCGCCAAAGACGGGACTATTGTCCAGCTTGATGCGGCGCACAATATCAGGCTGAACAATACGGTAATAGGAAATGTCGGCCCTTTGTCTGTAACGAATAGGAACGCAATCAAGGGTTATTCGGATGCGGCTTGGTCATCGACGAACACGATTATTGCCATAGTGAAGATTGGAAGCGCGATCAAGGTTGATGAGATCAATCCGTCCACGATGGCGGTGATTAATACTCGGTCAACTATATTTGCAATGCCTACGACAGCTATTACTAACGTAGCACTTATCAAATATATCGGAATGAACTTTGTTGATTCACTCCAATTCATCATATCTAACAATCAGTCTACTTATATCCTAAGTGAAAGCGGATCTACAATAAGTATGGCTGGTGGTCAGAAATGGACTGTTAGAACTCTTGGATCGGGCAACTGGGATTCTGTTTGTTGGTCTCCACAATTAGCAATTTTTGTAGCAGTAGGTTCTGGAGCTGGAACGGCAGCCACATCTTCGGATGGGATAGCCTGGTCAACAAGGACCATAGGAGCTCACGGGTGGACTTCTGTCTGTTGGTCTCCTCAGAAATCTATTTTTGTTGCTGTAGCACAGAATGCAGCCACGACATCACCAGATGGTGTAACTTGGACGCCTCAGACTATAGCCAATGGATCTTGGAATTCTGTAATCTGGTCAGCACGTACATCTCAATTTGTTGCTGTTAGTTTCGCCACAACTTACTGTGCGACATCTCCGGATGGTGTGACCTGGACAACTCATGCGAGCTTAGCTAGTGGAGTCAATGTTGTCGCCGAGTCTCCGACATTAGGGTTATTCATTGCATTGGGAGGAACGCCTTATAGTTCTAATGATGGAGCAACATGGACAGTCATGGCTCATCCTGCTGCAAATTTCCTTGCAATAGCATGGTCTCCACAATTGAGTCTCTTTGTTGCCGTAGGGCCTCTCAGTTTAGTACAAACTTCTCCTGACGGAGTTACATGGACTTCAAGATCTATTGCCACTGGTACTTGGAATTCAGTCATATGGATTTCTCAATTATCTATTTTTGTCGCCCTGAGTAATGCTACTAATTATGCAGCATCATCTCCTGATGGGATCAATTGGACTATTCAGACATTGGAGGCCGATTCATGGTTGGCACTAGCTTGGTCTCCTCAGCTTTCGACAATATCAGCAGTTGGTTTCGGTGTGACTCATTATGCGGCTACTGCACAACAGCAGGTACTGGGGAGTAATATTGGATGGAAATTCAGTTCTAACAATTATCTAATAGGCAATCAAGGTGTGTCTGGTTCTTTTTCTATAGGAGATGTCGCGGGAACATTAACCGCTATTACTGATGCAACTTGGGCGGTGATAGATCAATTTGCGGGCACGGCATATTCTCGGGCGATATTGACTTTTCCGCTAAAGAAGAATGCATCCAACTTGCTTACGGGGATTGGAGAAGTAGGATACAACCAGACAGGGACATACACTGCTACTCCTACATACTACGGAATAGCTCTGGCGGCGGTGACAATCAGCACCACGATAAATGGCACGGCCTATCCTCCTATTTCTGGCCCGGGTTATTCTGAAGGATTTTACACACGATCCGATACCGGGACCAACATCTATTACTATCAAGCTCCAATCATGCAACACAACCCGGGAGCATGGTTTGACAACTCACAGAGTCAGACTCCTACCTTTGCTAATGGCTATGGGCGCCTTTCGGACTTCAACGGGAATGCTCTCGGTTATACATGCTCTCTCCGCTCTGTGATGGTCAACGGACAGCCTTCTCTGATCTCTGCCGGTATTCTCGGAAATGATGCCTCTTATGATTGTCTTGGCGTTCCGATTACAAACGTTGGTGAGTTTGATGAGACATTCATGCCGCACGTGGTGGATAACGGCTCAAGTCAAGTCGCGGTCATTTACCGATACAACGGAGTGCTTTTTTTCTTCACGATAGGAACGGCGGCCAATCCTAACGCCTTGCAACAGGTGAGCGACAATCTCTATACAGTGAATTGCCTCTCCCCTGCAAACGCCATTGACATAGCCTTGAAGTCCCTAACGCTCGGGGTGAATGACTATAACGGGAGAATCCTACTGCGGTCCAGCGGCGGGATTCTTGCTCAAGCTCTTCAGATCGTTGGACTCATGCAAGGGCTACACGCCAACTCGATAGACTTTGGCGTGAAGATCATCACGCAGACCTTCGCTACTACAAGCAGCATAGTACCGGGAATCGAGCTTCCTTCATTCATCGACCGGGCGATTTCTGACTTCGGGGTGAATATCTACCTCCAACAAGCGGTGGGCGGCAATGAGATCTATCTCACTACCTATGATGCCTTCAACGTGGTAGCAGTGAATGGGAACCTTGCGAACTCCACCTATCTCCAGGATACGAGAGATCCTATCGCAATGGGATATACCTACTTTGGAAGCGGCCACGTGGCGCAGAGTGAGGTCGAGACTTTCTTTACAGGAGTAACAGTCAGCGGTGTGACTGATGTTGATTTCGACTACTTGGGCTACATGATAGGAAATGACGTTACCGGACAATTCCAGGGCTTCCAGCTTTACGGGCAGACATATCTCTTCGACGGCAATTCGATCTGGATAGCTAATTTCAGCTTTGCCACGTTCCAAGGGAAAGGAAATGCTCCTCTGGCGAACGCTGCGGGAATGCAGTTTATTGCGGTCTCTCCTCTTGAAGCCTTCTTTCTCTCTGGATATGACAACTCCCTTTACTCGTTCAACGGCGGCCGTTCTCTTGACAAGCAAGTCCGCATGAATGACCTGGACTTGGTGACGGATGGAGTCTATTCAACGCGCGATGATGCTTTGCTCTTGAACGGGACAAATAGCTTGATCTGGGTAAACGACAAGATATTTACGGCGCAGCCCAAAAAGACGGATCAGGCGGGGATTCTCGGACTGTATGACACCACAGGCGGAATAGTGATTTCCAACAATACGACAAGTTGGAACTATTCATTCTTTGCGCAAGCGGGAGCCACGGTGGTCCCTTTGACTTGGCAGAGTCCTTACTTTACCATCACCGAGAACAGGCTCGGAACTATCACGGCATTCTTCATCACGCTCTACAGTAAAGCGCAAGCGGCTATCTCCGTGGATATCACCGTGGATGGATTCGACCAAGGGGCCACGTGGCATGAGGATCACTACTTCACGATCAACCCCGGTGATTGGGACTCCATGGGATTCTGGAGGAGCGGGCGCGTAGTCCCTGAGCATACACTCAATTTTGGTGTCTCCGTGGGAATACAGACTACCGGATATGTCACAATCAACCGGGCAGAGATTGAAGTTACGCCGGACATGGTTGCCACGCCTCAAGCAAGCAGGAGCAGTTAAATGGGATTCTGGGATAACGTAGGGAGTTGGTTTGGAAGCGCGTCGGGGGCCACTCAGACCGGTTTGGGAGAGGCGGGAGAGCGAGCAGGACAGGCCACTATGGGACAGGCCGCCAATACTCTGGGAAACATAGCGGCTCAAGATCCATCAGCGGCGGCCCAGAAAGCTATCCAGACAGGCCAGCAGCTTGGAGAACAGCAAGGACGTACCGCGGCAACCCAAGGCCAGCAGCAAGCTCTACAGGCCGCAAGGACGGCGGGCCTCAACAAAGGACAAGCGGCACAGACGGCGGGCCAGCAGGTGAGCGGGCTTTACACTGGCGGCCAGGCGGCAGGAATGGGTCAGGGGATCAACGCACAGCAAACAGCGGCAGCGCAGCAGATCGGGGCGGCATCTGGACAGGGCGCGGTCGGGGCGGCGCAGTCGAATGCGGGACTCGGGGCTGCGAATCTCGGTCAACAGCAGGGAAAAGACTTCCTTGGGGGAGTTACAGGTCTCGTTAGCGGAATCTTGAACTCCTCGGAGGAGAACAAGGAGAATGTTGATGATGACAAGAGCAAGGCGGTAGCGGCTCCTGCTTTGACGCCTCCGCCTGCACCGGCGAAGACAGGAGATTCGGGCGGATCTTCTACGTTTGACATGATGAAAGGCTTGGGGACTTCGCTTAATGCGGGCGGTCCAGAAGGCTCGGGAGGCGGGGCGCTCAATAAAATGATGTCAAGCGGCGGGGGCGGTGGAGGAGGAATGGGGGCTATCGGAGGGATTGCTTCTTTGGCCTCTCTCTTCTCTGACGAGAACGCCAAGACGAATCTTGACGAAGTAGCGGAGAAAGTACCTTCTCATAGTTACAATTACAAGCCTGGATTGGGAGAAGATCCAAGCAAGCGATACGTGGGGGTGATGGCTCAGGACTTGGAAAAGACTCCCATGAAAGACAACGTGATTGACACGCCGAAGGGAAAGGCAATCGACGTTGCCAAACAGACGGGAAGCAATACGGCGATGATTTCAGAGGCGGCCAAGAGGATCAAGAGACTTGAGGCGATGATCGGGGGGAGTAAAAATGCCAAATCCTGACCAGATGCGAAAGGCAACAGGGACTTCTCCCTCCGATCCTGACAAAGAGCCGGTTGCCTCTGCTACACCGGCGGTTATGGGAGCTATGGGCCTTGATGAATCTAACGCCACACCAGCAAGTATGAAAGCACCGGCGGCAGAAACGAATCCCATGCCGAATACAAATGCAGTCGCTAGGGCTATCGGCCTTGGTGAGACAGACGTAGCTCCCGGCATATCTCCTCCATCCTCTGCGCCCACGCCTATGGCTCCTCCTGACGTGGAGAAGCCGACAGCGGTTGCAACAAAGACGAAGGATATACCGACTATTGGCGGGACTCCTTCCTTACCTTCTTCGGCGCCTTCTCCTATGGAAGTCATCCAGAGTGGACCGGGCGGGGCAGGGGTTTCTCCTCAAGATGCCAAGGCAATAGCAAGTGATATCAAGGCAGATCCGAATGTAGGACAGCAGCTTCTACAGTTTGCCAAAAATGCTGGTGTTTCGGTATTGGAAGCTATCCAGGGATTCGCCAAGGGATACAGCGGAAGCAACATACCTCTTCAGTCTCAGGTAAGAGAGGCGGAAAAACTTGCCACGATGCCTATCGAAGCAGAAAAGCAGAGGCAGATAGCAGAGCAGCAATTTCAGAGCGACCTTGCAAGAATTCAGAATGAATGGACTCAGAAGCGTTTTGAGGCTTCGACTAAACAAGAGAAGGATCTCGCGCAACAGAAAATGCAGCAAGAAGTGACAGAGGCGGCCAAGGATAGGGCGGCGCGGCTCGAAGAGGCAAAGATTCAGCGCACTCCTACCAATTGGGAGCAGATGCAATACGGTAATACTCGTATGGCGCAGCTTAGGTCAATTATCGCTCAGGCATTGCAAGGTGGGAAGGTAGAATAATGTCCGACATTTGGGGAGAGAATCCCCCGGACCTTGATGAACTTGACAAAAGCCTCAATGGAATACCGTCGAAACTGGCGGCGAATAATAACATACAGTCTCGATACCAGACGAGACAGGTAGCATTAAACTCACCGGCTCAGGATCAATCAACTATTCAGCCCGGATCATTCACGGAGAAATTGGCAGCCATAAACAAAGGACTTTATGGCTCTTTGCCTTTTGGAATAGGGGATTGGATTCTCAACAAGACAGAACCGGGTCAGTATCAGGAGATGAAGAAGGCGGCGGCAGCCAATCCTGGCCTTGAGACGGCGGGATCTATTGGTGGATCTCTCGGGCAAGCTATAGAAGCACCTGCACTCGGGGCTGGCAAATTCGCCGTTCAAGGTGTTAAGGGACTTGGTAGTCTGATTGGTAGAAACGCTCTCAATGCGGCCGTGGCTTCGGCTCCTCCTGCTATCACTCAAGCAGCCGGTGGAGACATCGGAGGAGCGGCTAAGAGCTTTGCTCTTGGTACTGGTGCAGGAACTGTCCTCGGAACAGCAACAGAAGGAGTAGCAAACAAGCTTCCCGAACTTCTGTCTACTTTCAAGAATTGGGCTCAGAGACGGGGACTCGGCGCGGCTGGAGTGGCGACCAGAGATCTCAGAAAGGCTCTTTCAAGCGGCCCTCTTGGTAAGTATGCAGGGACCACTATCAATAATGCCGATGATGAGGTAAGCAATCTCTGGAATACACTCAAGCAGACGGGGGCTTTCGGGAAAAAGACACAGGAACAGCTTTTCGGAGACAAAGGAGAAGTTTGGCAGCAACTTGCTAATGGTTTCAACTCTAACAAAGTCAAATTGACGGACCCGACGTATTCCCAAGGTATCATGTCAGATCCGAGAATCCAAGCACTGATAGGAAGAAGTGATATCGGGACTCCAGAAGACATGCAGGCTCTCATTCAGAATACTATCGGAGGTATAGATTCGGGAGCCGACTACAACGCAAAGAAAAAGATAGCGGATGAGATAATCAAGCGTGGTTTTTCTCCTACGGTGACGGGACCGGCTCAAGCTCAGGGTGTAATAGCCAAGATAGTCAAGGATAACATAGACGATATTGCCGGTACTTTCACTCCTCAGATAGACATCGCGGGAGCCAAGCAGGATTGGCATACAATCCAGCCTCTTGTTTATGCTCTAAAGAGAGAAGAGGCGGTTATTCCGAAAGCTGAAGCGGGATCGGCTACTCAACCAAGGCAAGTTCTCGGACACATTCTCACGGGAAGCGGAGAAGGCGCGGGATTTGGAGTTTTCGGTGAGGCTCTTACCTCAAGTCCTGATGATCCCGACCGATGGAAGAAGATTCTTACTGGCGGCCTTGCTGGTACTGTGCTCGGTGGGGCTGCTAACAGGCTTCTTGCAAAAGGGATAAATAGAGTGGGTGGAGAAGGAATTGCGAGATTGTCTGATCTCATCACTCCAGGAGCTATAGCAGGGTTTTCTAAAGCTGGCTCTGCTATCGGTCCTAAAGTGGCTCCAGCGATAGGCAGACTTATGGGTCAGGCAGGACTACAGGCTTCCAATCCTCAAGATCCTACAAGCCAGATCACAAATGAGGCTCTATCATCCGGTAGTGATCCTGTAACAAATCAAACCGCAGCGGCGGTAACTCAATCGGCGCAAGCTCTACCGGCACCGGCCCAAGATGCCGCGAAACAGCAAACAAATACTCTATGGTCGTTGCAGATCAAAGACAGGCTTGGCGCTATCTATGATTCTATGGTCGCACCTCAATTCGGAGATCTCATGTCTCGGGACGAGTTCTTCAATCAAGCGCAACAGTTGACCAATAACTTTGATCCTCATTTGACGGCGGGTTTCATCTTCAAAGATAGGAATCAAGCCCTTGCTTATCTGAAATACTATGATACGGCGCTGAAGATCCAGGGTGCCAATCTTGATCAAGCCTTACAGGAAGGCGGGAATGTGGGATTCAATCCTCTTGAGCGCCCGGGATTGGCCGCAACTTTGAATCCGTTTATCAGTGGAGTAGGAAGAAAGCCACAGACAGAACAGAGTGCAATGGCTCTTGAAAATCTCAAGAGCATAATTGTGCAGCTTGCAACGCCTTATGGCGGGAAACCTGATGCGGCCACAGTGAATCAAGTATCAAAGGTGATAGATGGAATTGCGGCCAGAAGAACAACGCCACAGATGAAGAGAAAGGCGTTGCGTGATGTATTGCAGGAATATGGAATGGACTATGATCTGCTCACCAAGTATGGGGCCGTTCCTGATATTGTGGGCGGGCAGTCAAATCCTAAAACTCCACAGATAGCGAGTAGATAATGGCATCAGAAGCTAAAGATAAACTGTCGGAAGACTCTTCGACTCACAGCCAAATGAGCGAAAACTATGCTCAGTACGCCAAAGGCGGGATCGTCACCAAGCCGACAAAAGCCATCATAGGAGAAAAAGGCCCCGAAGCCGTCATTCCTCTGAAGGGAAACATCAAGGGCGAGCTTGAGTATATCCTCAGAAGCGGCCCCGTAGCTCCACCGAAGCCGCTGCGGAAGAAACGGACACTTGGGGATATCTACACGGCTTTGGAGGCTCAGAGAGTATTCAATCCCGGTCTTCCGTCAATTCCCAAGCCTCCATCGGCGCCGCCCGCGAACCTTGCGGGGAAGGGCACGGCTCCCAACATGGACAATTCGGGGCCTTGGGGCGGCCCGGCGCCTAAAGGTGAGAGATGAAACCGGATTGGCTTGTAAAGACATGGAAAACGATCCCCTGTCCCGAGCCTGACTGCCATAAGCCTCTTACCATCGACATAGTTGACGAAGACAAAGTTGAAGCGGGGCCGAATCCTGACTTTGTGGAAGGCGATAATTGGCTCCATGACCAGGAACAAACAGACCATCCTAAATATGTACCGGACCATCATATTTTCTTGTCGTCCTTGATTTTCAAGGAGAAAGGAAAACCAGCAAAGACGCTGGCACATGAACTTGCGGAAGTTATAGCTCAAGATGAGGGTATGCCTTATGACGAAGCTCATGAACAGGTAGCCAATCCGGTGGAGCAGCAAGAGGCGACCCGCCATAGGGCGCCGAGAATACCGTGGAGGTAATATGCCGTTGATCGAGGGTAAGAGCGATAAGGCGAGAAACGAGAACATTTCAAAGGAGATAGAGGCTGGCAAAGATCCTAAACAGGCGGCGGCCATAGCCTATTCAGTCCAGCGGGAAGCAAAGAAGAAACACCGGGCGCCGCGTATGCCATGGAGCAAGAATGGCTGAATATCCTTCCACCAATCTTCCTCAGACTAACAATCCTCAGGATATCCAAAAATCTGCCTTGGACCTGTTGGACAAAGTAAATCAGACTCATGCGGCCGCGCTCTCAGCAGCCTCTGATGCTCAAGAAGCAGCTCAAGCGGCATCAGATCCTGCTTCTCATTCATCGGCTGGTGTTGGTCAATTCCTGGAGATGTACCCCGGTGTCGGAGTTGCCTTCATTCTTCCCGCCGGTGGGACATGGATCTATTGGGGAATTCTCATTAACGGTACTACGGGTGTATGGATTGGAGGAGGACACACGGGAGGAGTGGCGGCGGGCGGTACTACTGTCGGTGCTCTTTCTGCTGGCAATGTCTGGATGGGATGGGCGAAACGAATAACATGAGAGGACGAAGGTGCACAGCATGACGGTACACATAAAAGAAGGGCGCGCTACTATTCCTCTCTGGGCAGCAGTAGCTTTAGTGATTACAAGTATCCTTGCGGTAGCTGGTGGATTGGCGTTGGCGGCCGAAAAGATGAATGACGCACAGCATGAGGCTATCAAAGAATCTGTCAATGCGGTGGCCGACAGAACTACTAAGATTGAGAAGATAATAGAGGCCATACCTCAGATGCAGAAAGATATCGCCGTCATTCTAGCTAAGATAGAGGATAAGAAATGAGTGACTTACTTTGGAAACATGGCGAAGGGACCATGATTGCCTTCCATCGTTCCATCTACGTCTCAAACAAGTTCTATGAGATCATGACAGAAACGCCGGCAGAGCATGTAGTGCTGTCCACAAACGAGGACGGAAGCGATGGAGTGCCTTACAAGCCAACTAGCTTCCCCGTGGGTGTATGGAACGTCAGAAACCCGGTATCGAGAACAAGCCCTTACACAGCGCCTTTCTTCATCCCTACGGACGCACATCAGTGGGTCGAAGAGTGGGAGCTTGACGAACATGAACTTTACAAGTGTCCTACGGGGCGCCAGGTCATGGATTGGGGCTATGGAGTGCATCATTCGACGTGCGATTATACATTCGGATGTTTGCGTGTTTTGGGAGTTGATGATATAATGTTCCTGGTCAACTCAATCAACGAAGCCCTGTCCGGTGGACAGCAAGTAACGATGGAAGTGCTGGAGGCGTGAAGATGTTTCTATTCGGTTTGATCGTGGCTGTGATTCTCTTGGCTCTCGGGATTCTGGTAGGCTCTTACGTACAGTACAAGACGGGCTTCCCCTGGAAGACTGCGGTCAAGGTAGTGCCGGTCCCGCCCGCGCAATGAGTGCCATAACCGATCTGATCGGAGGGATAGTCTCCGGTCTAGGTGATACGGCCGTAAAGATCAGAACGGCTATCACCGGCATTGATCCGGCAAAAGCCGCTGAGATAACAGAACTAACCCTCAATCTTCAGCAGCAGGCAGCCAACTTACAGGCGCAAGCCCAGAAAGCTCAGACTGATCTTGATGCCCAGTATGCAGGCGTCACCGGCACCAACTTCTTCAAGTTCTGGTGCGCGGGGCCTCGGCCATTCGTGCTCTGGGTATGCGGCGGGGCGTTCCTTCTTCAATACGTCATCCAGCCGGTCGCCACGTGGCTCGGTGCTCACTGGGCGCCATTGGACATGAATGTGCCGACTCAGGTGGTGCTGGGCGCCCTCGGACTCGGAAACATCGTCACGCGCACGGTAGAGAAGATTCAAGGCTCGGCAGGCAACCACTAGGGACGGTAGCAGCGGTCATCTGGGCTCTGGCGAAATGACGGCTGTATTAGGAAGGCCGCGCGAACCTTCGGCCTTCATGGAGGTTACTGATCGCGTCCATGTGGTCTAATACAGCCGGAAGTAGAACATAGCACGTATCTTGATTGGTTGTCAAGATGAGAAGAGCCTCCGAGACCTTGGGAGGGGATTTGGAGGCTCTTACCGGCCCGGGCCGAAGCCCCTACGGGATAAGGCCAATTTAGGCATATAAAGGTTCAAATGTCAAGTAGGATTGCCCTACGGAGGGTGCTATTGCGTCCCGGTTCAATCCGTGTCACCTTGACGCCTCATTTCCCGTCCCATGCTTCCCGCCTCGATTCTGACGCATGTAGGCAAAAAGGGCTGATCTGGCAAGGTCAGAGAAGCTCTTGAGGTGCTTCATCTCCATGTAGGCTAATATCTCAGCTTCTTCCTCGTCATCAGCCTTGAAAGCGACTATGCGGCTCATAGATTACCTCAAGCTCGGTGGTATTCGAGATACTAACCAGCCAACGACAAGAAGGAATGTAAGATAGGCGGCCGCCCCGCAGAGGGCCCAGAACCAAAGAGGCATCACTTCTTGCCTTTCAGGCTATTGAGGCGGCCTCT